GAAATTCATGGTGAACAAGATGCGAGTACAGTATTAAGAATAGAACATATTAAACGTTTTGTTGATGAACGTAATAGATATTTTGATCGTGTAGTTAAAAAACAAGATGTTTTATTAGATATAATTAAATCAATTGCATTACAAGTTCAGAAAGATGCTCCAACTCAAGTATCTTCAGCAGTAGCATCAGTAGCATCAGAAACTCGTAAGTTTAAAGGAGCTCCACTTAAGATAGATGATTTGCTTGGTTAAGTTAGTTAAATTAAATTTAATAATTATTAAATTTAATTTAATTTAAAGATGGATTTTCTAATTAATGTATATGGGATTAGGATTATTATTATTAGTTTCAGTTGGTAAAGAGAATTTGTATTTATCAGCTCAACCTGAGATTACCTTTTTTAAGATAGCATATAAAAGACATACCAACTATTCAATAGAACCAACCCCTCAATATTTTAAAACGACTCCCGATTTTGGAAGAAGGTGTACGATAAATATAGGTAAGAATGCGGATCTTTTAGGGAAATCGTATTTATATGTAGAATTACCGAATATTCAAATGGAAACATTTCAAAGTTCAGCAAGTACAATAAAAAAATTTGCTTGGGTAAAAAAGATAGGTTGTGCATTAATAAATTTTGTAGAAGTTGAAATAGGTGGATCAATAGTAGATAGACATTATGGTGATTGGATAAATATTTGGAATGAAATGACCATAAGTTTAGGTCATAAAAAATCATATAATAAAATGATAGGAAATATTCAAGAACTAATAGAATATAGTGAAACCAAAAAATCAACAGTATTATACATACCTTTTTCTTTTTGGTTTTGTGAAGATACAGGATTAGGGATTCCATTAATTGCATTAGCAAATACTGATATAAAAATTCATGTAGAGTTTAATGATATTGACCTCTGTTATAAAATATCTCCAAGTTATTTTATAAATGTGACAAATAATTACTGTATTTATAAACCAAGAGAGAAGTTTTATCAGAATAATCAGAATAATAAGATAATAGGAGAGTTTATATATTTTGATCCTATAGAACAAAAATTATATTATAATCCAATAAAAGGGAAATTTAATATTCCAACAATATTAAATGATCCAAAATATAAATTAATAGGTACCCAATCAAATTTTATAGTAAATATAAAATCCGAATCTGTAGTAGTAAAAGATGAAGATTATTTCAAATTTAATAAACCTTCCTTAATATCAGCTTATTTATTAGTAAATTATATATATTTAGACAATTTTGAAAGATATAATTTTATAAATAATTCCCATGAATATTTAATACCCCTAGTTCAAACGATATCTGAACAATTAGTTTATTCAACAAATTCAAATTATAAATTACCTTTAATAAATCCAGTGAAATTATTAGTGTGGAGAGCGATATTATTATCAAATATATCAAATAACAATCAGTTTGATTATACAACAATACCATTTACTGAAACCCCCGAATTTATAATAAATAAAAATTTATTAGTCATAAATTCAATAAATAGAATGGAATTAGATTCTTATATATATTATACAATACTTCAGAAATATCAATCAAATTTTTATAATAACCAAGAAGGAATCTATATGTATTCTTTTAGTTTAAATCCGAAAGAACTTCAACCATCAGGATCTATAAATTTTAGTAAAATAGATGATGCATATATTCAATTAACAATGAATAATATAATAAATTATCAAAATCCAGCCTCAATAAGAGGATATGCAATAGAATATAATTTATTAAGAGTATCAAATGGAATAGGAGGTTTAGGTTTTAATAATTAATTAATCCAAGCCATTGAACCAAGACCACTCATAATTCTTAAAATATTATATTCCTTAATATGAGTATAAATTTCATATGGATATGGTCCATTTATTCCATTAATAATAAGTGAATTAGATTTAATTTTAAATACAATATCATCAAAATTAGTAAAATTTAAATGACCTGAATGTTGATCTTCTAGTGGATATAATGAGAAAGTATAAACATAAAATCCAATAGGTAAATTATTTTTAAATTTAGTAACAGGAATAAGATCAGAGAAAAACGACGAATCTCTTTCAGAAAATAGATTAGTACCATTAGCTTTAATTTTAATAGTATCAATAAAAGAAATTTCCTCATATATAAGTTCAGTGTTATATTGATGTTGAATATAAATAGTAATTAAATAATTGATTTTATTATGAGAAGTAAATGCACTTAAAAATATTTTTTGATAATATAATAAAAATTTAGCAAAATCAAAATTATTATCCCATTGTTTAAAATTGGAGAAAAAAGTAATAATATTATTAATATCATCATATTTACTAATATTTTTATCAAACGCTTTCATATATTCTTCTAATAACAGATTATTATAATAAATGATTTCAATATCATTAGCATAATCTCGTTGATCATCAGATGTGTATATATTATTAATCATAAATAGATTATAATATTGAATAGCAGTAACATATCTTTTATATCTAATATCTCTTTTATCTTTTTTAATATATTGTTGAGGTATAAAAGTGATTTTAGGATTAGATTTTAATCTGGTAATTAAATAAATATCTTTAATTAATCCATTAAATTTAACAGGTAATATAGTCATTTCATTATAAATATAATTTTTAGGATAGGAAATATTTCTTTCAATAATATATTCATGACTAAATGATCCAAATAATTTTCTTTCAAAAGTATCTAATAATATAAATTCATTCATTAAAGTAGTTTTAATATGTGGTATTTTATCATTATTATAATCATTATGAAATGAAAATGTATAATTACCAGTAAGATCATTATCAAGTATATATTGTAATTTATTAAGTTTATATTCAAGTCTAATTTCAGTATGTGGTAAAGCAATAACAGGGATAGCTAATCCAATTTTTTTATTAAACCAAAATGCTAATGGTATATATAATTCCCAATAATTATTATTAAATCTAAATTTAATTAAATTATTAATTTGTTTTCTTGAATTTTCATTCTGATATAAATAATAATTAATTAAATAGGTATTTTCATTTAATTCTTCCATTAGTTGATCATTAAAAAATAGTTTAATATAATTAATTAATCTACTAGGATTTGACCATTTTGGAATTTCAGTAGTTTTAGTAGTAATAGTAGTAGTAGTAATTTGTTTTTTCATAGATTTATTTTGAATGAATTTATCTTGATTAAAAACATTAGTAACATTATAATTAAGATATGATATTAAATAAAATTTATTAGGTTTACTCTCATATGTATTGAATATAATAGTACCATCATTTAATATACTAATATGTTTATTATCATATTTAACATTAGTAGAAGTAACAAAGAATAAACCTGCTGTCATTAGAAACCACATAAACCCAATAGATACAAATAAATTATTATGCAAAAGATCAATATAAAAATTTCCATATGGAGCTAATTCTGGAGGTGTAGAAAAAGCAGGAGCAGTAATAAATTGATATGGTAAATTAATATAATTATATTCATGTAATGATTTATTAACAAATAAAATAATTTTATTTGGGATCTCTTGATAATAAAAATCCGCATATTGTAAAGAATCTTGATAATGCTCAATAGAAACAACTTCTTTATTAATATTATCATCTAAATAATATGTATATGTTAATGTTAAATCAATAATTTTATCTAATGAGAATATCCAATAAATTTTATTAGATTTATAATATTGATCAAAAACTTTACCTTGATAAATAGTACCATTTTCAGAATTTAAATAAATGTTAATAAATGAGAAATTAGAAGAAAATGTAGAATAAGGTAAATGTGTTTTATCTTTAGTTTCTAATAAATATAAAAATTCAGCAAATTCATCACCAGACCCACTATATGGGTTGATATAAAAGTGATCAGTTGATTTATATTGATATGGATAATTAAGAGTAATTTCAGTTTTTCTATTTTGATTAGGTATATTTAATAATCCAGTATTTATTTCAATATAATATTGTTGAAAACTAATAATACCATTAATAGGACCAAATAACCAATCAAATGTTAAAAGATAATTAGAGAAAATAAATTGTGTATTATCTAATATTTGATTATTAAATTTATAGTGATATTTAGATTCATTTTTATATATAAAATCATTAGGTATTCTAATACTAATAGAATTTCCATTATATTTATAATAAGGATTACCTAATTTAATATCTTTATCTGTTAAATCATTAATATCAGAAATATTCCAATTATTTTTTTGAATAAATTTAATATTAGAAACAAAATCCAAATAAGTATAATCTTTACTAATAGTAAAATAAGTAATATTATTATTTTGATTAATATATAATGAAATTTTATTATTTGTATCAATAGTTGGTTCCCAAATGCCATCTTTAATGTTAATATCAGATATTGAATCATCATAAACATATATAGTAGTAGAAGACGAAATAATAAATTGATTAGAAGACTCATTAACTTTAGGTAAAACCATTTGAAAATAATATAAATATTCATTATATAATTTAATTTCTTCAATTTTATTAGAGAGTGTTTGATCTAATCTTTTGGTATGTTTAATATTATTCCAAAAACCTCCATTATTAATAATGGCATAATCTTCAAGACTATAATGAAATATTAATATATTATCACTAACAGTATTAACACTAGTAGGTGTAATTTCTTGTTGAGTAATAGGATTGACAAGTTTAAATTCTAATGGGATAATAATATTAGTATTATCTGGTTTATATAAAATATTAGAAATAGAAGGATATAGTATATATAAATAATATACTTCTCTTAAATCAATAATCATTTTAGCATTAACAAGAATAATAATAGTAACATTATATTCAGAAATATCAATAATAGAACCTTCAACATAATATTTATTAAGATCTTTTTTAAGACTATATGACATTAAAGAAGTTTTTAATAATGTTTTATCTAAAATAAAATTAGCATCCAATGATTTTGAATTATAAAATTCAATATATTGTCTACCATTAACATAATTAATTTTTTTAATAGTTAATTCATTTCTAAGTTCAAGTAAATCATTATAATTTAATGGTTTAAATTCATTATTTTCTTGATTGGTAATAGGAAATAAAGCAACCACAATACTATTAGTAGGATCAATATTAGCAATATTTAAATTATAATTTCTAAATTGTATTTTATCAATAAAATAAACATTAAGAGTTCCGGTATAAGTTTCCAGATTCTGAAAGTTAAGTACAAATGCATGACCTAAAACTTGTGTAGAAACAATTTGATAAGAAGTATTTTCTTTAACAACAATAAAATCAGTAGGTTTAATATTATATTCAGAATAAAAATTTAATTGATCTGGATAAATAATAGGATCAATAATTTGAATATCAGAAGCGATTTTAGTACCATTTAAAAAATCAATAGAATAAGTAGAAGTAGTAGATAATTTATAATTTTGTAAATTAATAATATATGGATAAATAGGTTTAGTAATTAGATTAGTATTAATATAAATAGGTTTTAATAAATTAGGGTCATATTTAAAAAAATTACTTAAATTAAATTGAGTATTAATAAATAAATAAAAATCTTGATAAGATTCTCTAAGAAATATACCTAATTCATTAATGGTGAGATTTTCTAAATAAATAATACCACCAATAATTTGACTATTAATACCAACAGTATTAGTTAATATATCAAACATACCAATAGAAATTTTTTCTAAATCATAATTAATAGTTAATGTTTTATTAAAATATTTATCCAATTTATTTAATGGTTCAATATCTTGATATTTTTCCCATATTTTATTAATTAAAAATTTAAGAGGATTATTATATATGTATTCAGGAGTATTTTTAAATGGTTGAACAAAATAATCAATAAGTTCTTTTAATTGATCACCTAATTTAACAAGATATCTTAATAATTTATGAACAGAAATTCCAAATCTTCTAATATTATAATCAAATGAATATATTTTATTAATCCAATTATTAATTTGTTCTTCTATTTTAATAAATTCAGTAGAGTTTCTTATAATAGTATTAGTTACTAAATCAAATGTAAATTCATTAGTAATATAACTAGCAATTTCATTAACATCATCAATAATAATATATGTAGGTTGAGTATCATTACCAAATATAATATTATTTCCATCAAAATATATAGGATATCCAGTCTCAATTTGAATAGAAGATAAAAATAGATTAATATTATTTAAAACATCCATAAAAAAATCAGGATTATTTAACCAATTAAATAAATTATTAAAAATAATAGGTTCAACTGTTGTTTTCATAATATTATAATTAATTAAAGCAATAGGTTCATTATTAACAGTTTTAAGAAATTGAGATAATATAATAATTTCATTATTAGTTAAATAATTACCACTACTTAATATTTCAATAACTTTATTATTATTCCATTCTAAATAAATTTGTTTAACAATATTATTTTTAAGATTAGTAACTTTATTAACAGCATTTAAAATAGACCAAGATTTCCAAGGTTTTAAATAATTAAAAATATCAGTATCTTTAATTTGAGAATTTTCAATTAATTTAACTCTTAATTGTTTAATATTATGGAATAATTTAATAGGATCAACAATATTATCTAAATTTAATGAATTAGAAAGGGATAAATTCATATTATAGTATTCTTTAGAAATTTGAGTAATATCAATATCAATAATATTATTAGAAACAAATGTTTTAGTATTATTATCAATAAGTTTAATTGTATTATTGAGATCATTAATAAAATATGTATTAAGAATATTAAGGGAGAAATTAGTAGAATTATCAATTAATTTATATTTATAAGATAATTCTTCAAGATTAGAAACAGAAACATAAATATTCATTTCTAAAGCTTCAGTATTAATAATTCTAGTAGATATATAAAATTCATTTTTTTTATCTTCCATATATTCAGATTTAATAGTTTTAGTTCTAATAGCACTAACTAAATAATTTATATTTTTAGTATATATTGTTTGTATTTGATTAGAAATATATTTAGATGAATTAATATAAAACTTATTAGAACTAACAAAAATGGTATATGGTATTTGATAGGATTCATTTAAATATACTTGATTATAAAGATTATAATCAAATGTAGGACTAGTACTAAAAAAACTAATTTCTTGAGACCATAATTCTGTAGTTATACCTAAATATATTTGATTACCATCATTAATATAAATATTAGATATAGCTGGGTCTGTTAATGTTAAAGTTGAATTATAAGTACCATTAATTTGTTGAATCCATTGATTATCGGTACCTAAATATAATTTATTAGTATCAATAATATATACATCATTTTGAACAGAACTAGATAAATTTAATGATGAATTATAATAATAACTTGATTGTAAAGTCCATGTAGTAGTAGTTATAACAGTAGGAAGACCAATTAATTTAATATCATATTTTTTAATAATTTCAACAGTATTAGTATTGGTTTCAATCATATTTTTAGATTGAATAACAGATAGTGCAACATAAATAAATTCATTAAATATATTAAATTTAAAACCAATAAGTCTATCAATATAATCAGGATAATTTAAATTATCAGTATAACTATATGATTTAATTAAATTAGGATATTCTATTTTACATAAAACAGTTAAATTTTTATCTTTATATAATTCTGTATGTAAATGCCAAGACCCAATTAATGTATCACAATTATTAAATGTACCATCTGGATTAACAACAGAGAATTCATAAAAATATATACATTCATAATTATCATTAATTAAATTAGTAACTTCATTTTCAATAACAGTTCTTCCGTACTCAAATGTAATAAGTTGATTTTTAGAATCATATTTCTGAATAAAAATTAATTTATTATTTTTTAATATATATCTAATAACAGGATATCTATCTCCTTTTTTAATAGTATTATAAAAAACTGGTTGAAGACTAAAATTATATTTAAATTTCAAATTAGAATAATATTCATATTGGTTATTAAATTGAGGAGATACTATTAATGATAATGATTTTTCATTTGTATTTAATATAATTTTATTAGTTAGATAAATATAAGTATTATTCTCTTCAATTATTATAGATTTAATATAATTATATGTACCTTTATATTTAACTGGTTGTAAATAATAAAAATTATATAAATTTAAAATAGATTTATCAGTAAGTAATTTAAATCTTGAATTATTATAATCAAATTCAATATCAATATTAATAGGATAATTATTTTTAAGAACAATTGATGATAATATTTTATTTTTAGGTAAATACATATAATTTTTAAAATATGATATATAGTTTGTTTTCCATAATCTAACCCAATAATAATCCTTAATAAATGATTGTTCAACATTTATTTTATTTTGATTTATTTGATATATATTATTATTAATTAATATCAAATTATTTTTATCAATAGTAACTAATATATTATTATAATTAGGTATATCAGAAATAATAATATGATAATATCCTGTTGTTACTAAAACCCATGTAGTAATATCTGATTTATATAATTTATTATTATTAATAATATAACTATCTGAATTAGAAGGAATTGATGTTAAATCACCATAATTAGTAACAATAGATTTAAATAAAATTAATGTATTATCAGAAGATAGTTTATAATAATTATTATCATAAAGTGTATTAGAATTATGAATATAATAAACCCCAAACCTAACAGGTTCCCATAAATTTAAAATAGTACGAATAAATAATTTATTAGAATCAATTAAATAAGTACCAATAGTAAAATTAGTATTAGTACTAGTAATAGGAGTAATATATTTTTCAAAATAAATATCAAAAACTAATGTTTGATTATCTTTAAATTCTTCTGATAATATTGTTCCATCATTATTAATAAGTATATATTTTGGTTCAAAAGGTTGATATGGTAAAATAAATTCAATAAATGAATTATTAGATAAACTAATATCGCCAAATGTATTATCTAATAAAATTTCATTATCTCTAATATTAATAATTTGATAAATTCTAGCAGGATTAACTCCATTATAAACTAATTTATCTAATATTTTTAATTTAATAAAATTATCAAATAAAAATAATCTTCCATTATTATAAATTAATTTAACTTTCAAACTTAATTCATCAAAAACATTAATATTAGTCAATGTACTAGAATTATCCAATAAAGAAAGTTGAGATGAATAATTATCATAATACATTACACCAGGTGTAATATCAATTGAAGTATATAATTTAATAGTATTTTGATAATCTAGTGGTGGAATAATTCTATTATCATCTCTCAAATAATTACCAAAAGTATAATAACCAGTATAAGAATATCTTAAATCCTTACCAGGTCTTATTAATTTTAATTCATAACTATTATTAAATACATCTAATCCATTAACATGAAAATAATTACCATCAACAGCAATAATTTCACCCATTTCTAAATATAATTTATGATAATATGATATTTGAAATACATCTTGTGAAATATTAGATAAAGTAATATAATTTGATACAAATTGAGGATAATTTTGTGAATAATACAATGATAAATACTGTATATCAACACTAGCATATAAATTAGTAACATTTAGAGTAAGTTCACTAAGTTCCGAATTAGTATTAACATACATTAATTTATTTCCAGTTAGTTTATCTAAATAACATATAATATATATATTTGATTTTAAATATACATTTGATAAATTAATTAATTTAACTAAATTGCCAGTTGGTAAAGTATTAGCAAAATTTTCAATAAAAGGTTTAATATTTAAAATTTGATTATAATCAACATCTAATACTTCATGATTGTTATTAATTGTATCAAAATGTCTTGTATTAATCCAATATTTATAAGATATTTTTCTAGTAACTGTATCATCCAAAATTAATTCATAATTTTGATTAGTTTGTTTTAATATATTAGGTGTACATGTTATAATATCATGTGTACTTCCATAATTTAGAATAGGATTAGAAGTAGATAAATAAAATGGTTCTGAAATTCCATTATTATTTAATTCAGATATAGTAAGTAAACTTAAATAATCTTGAGCTAATGTTGTAGTAGGATCAATAAATAATGTCCAAAAATAGAAAATAAATGACTCAGATGTAGTTTCATTAACACCTTTAATTTTCCATAAATGTAAACCAAATGAAGTAGACATAATATTAAATCCCGTTTTAATAATTAGATTTGAATTATTGATTTCTAAATATGGATTTAATGAATAAAAAGTATTAGACAAATCATTACCTTTAATTGATCCAATAATATAATCACTAGAAAGTCTAGTTTGATTTGAATAAGATAATAATGTATTATCAATTATAACAAAAGATTTAATATAATTGGTTCCATTATAATCAAATGAAACTTTTGGAATTGTAAAATTTTCATATTTTTTAACAATAATAGGATGATATATAACATGATTATTTGATTGTACTTTTAAAATCATATTTACTAAAATTTCATTTTCTCCTAATAATTCAGCATATTGTTTATTCCAAAATTTAATTCCATAATTATTTTTAATAAATTGTGAATTATATGATAATTGTTCAATAGAATCAAAATTTAAATCATTTTCAGTAATATTTTTAGTTAATGTTTTAGTAATAAAATTTTCAGAAGCATCAACATTTTTATAAATATTAATTAATTGTTTCATATCAATATTAAATAATTTATTATCAATCATTTGAATTTGTTTAATAGATTTAATATCTTTAATCTGATAATAATTAATAAAATCAGATACATTAATTGTAGAACCTTTTTGATAATAATAAATAGACCTATTTAAGTTATTTGAAATTTGATAATATGAATAAGTAGGGATATTAGGTATATTATTAAAATTAATATTACCATTAATATCAATATCTAAATCAACATCATAATTTATAAAATTTAAATAATTTTTAGGTAATGTCCAAGAATGATACGCACCTTCAGGAATTTCAAAATTTATCATATTTTTCTTTTCAAAAATAAAATGTCTATTTTGTTGTTTAGTTAAATCAATTAATAAAATATAAGAATCATCTGAAATTTCTCTAATTTGTTTAGAAAATTCATAATTTTTAAAATATGAATATATTTGATTATTAAGTATTAATAATGTTAGTTTATTTTCTGTTAATGAAATATTTCTTAAATTAACAAATGATAAATAACCATATTGATCTGGTTCAATACATTTATTATTATAAATCAAAATATTAGACTTAATAATATATACCCCATTTGTTACTACTATCCAGCCATTTATTGTTCCTAAATATAATTTATCATCTTGTATTAAATAATTTCCTATAATAATACTATCATTTATTAGACCAGTATTTGCTTCAATTTCATTAATAATAGTTATATTACCATTAAATTCGGTTTTTATTTTTTTATTAAAGTATGTTCCTGATGATTTTATTAAAAAATAACCCCATTTTACTAATTTCCATGTAATACCATCACTAATATAAAGTGAATTATTACTAGAATTAATATAATAAGATCCATTTGATTCTATAGGTGGTTCTAAATCACTTTCAAATATACTAATTTCTTCAAAAATAATAATATTACCAGATGAGTCAGTTCTTACTAATTGACTATCATAATAAGTTAATTGTGAAGATATAATATAATATCCTGATGATACTAATATCCATGATGAATTAAAACCAATATATAATTTATTGGTATCTATAATATATTTTCCTTCTTCAACAATATTCATTAAATGATTACCTTCATCTGCAAAAATAGTTAAAAATGTATCAGATAAATTTTTAATTAAATAAATTTGTGTTTCTGCAGGATATATAGATGTATTAATTTCAGTTTTAATAGTTCCATCAAATTCAATTTTACAATATGATTGATTATAAGTCGGATCATTTAAAATCAAAAAACGTTTATCTTTTACTAAATTCCAAGTATTTGGATTTCCACTTACACCAACATATAATTTATTAGTATCATTTATATAAGTATTTAATTGTTCAGTAGTTGGAATACTAGTAGAATCACCAATATTAACAATAATAGATATATAACTAGCTAGAGCTGTTGAATCTAAATAAAAATAAGTTCCATTTTGACTAAATCCTTCAATATCAAAAATAACTGTATTTGAAGAAAATTCAAAATATTTATTTGCGAATTTAAAATACTTGTGTGAATATAATGATGTTAATGAAGATTTAAAATTTACTTGTTTAAATATTTCAATAATATAATTTTTAATATTAGGAATAATAACCCATGAAGTATAATCTAAATTATTAGATAATAAGATAAAATCATTAGAATTGAAAATTAAACTATAATCAGATATAATATATAAATAACCAAAAGAAACTGATTCTTGTTTATAAAATCCAGATATAATTTTATTATTAATCAAAAAATTAGTTTCTAAATTTAATTCAACTAATATACCGTATCCATTGGTAATATAATATTTGGAATATGTAGATATATAAAATGATTTTAATTTTTGAGGTATCCATTCAGTATCAGTACTTTGATATAATATATTAGTAGTAGTATCAATAATATATTTTCCAATTGTATCAATATAATTAGGAATACCATTAGAATCAGTTGTAGTTATTACTAATAAATCAGTATTAATTTTAACTTTATATATATATTTAATGTCAGTAGTTTCAATTATATTAAAAAGTCCAGTAATAGTTAATTTTATAGAATCAAAATCACTAAACATAATTTCAAGAGGATTAATACATAATATATCTGGAATATCAGATTTATTTTCAATTTGACTAATACCGATATTAAATCTGCCACTAGATGCTTGATATTGTCCTTTTATAATTTTCCCATCATCAATTTTATAATATGTAGAACATATTTTTGGAATAAAATGATCATCATATACAAATTTATGATGTGAATTAACATTAGAAAGCCCCATATAATTGAATTTATTAGTTTGTTGTTGATTTCTATTTTCCATTAAATATTTAGCATCATAATAATTATTTTTTTGAATAGATTTAGTAAATTGTGTTGTAGTAAAGTTAGTTTTATCTAAATCATCTAATGTGAATTTATCAATAGTAGTAGTTTGTTGATTTGAACTATCAAAAATATTAATTTTATAAATATCCTCATCTATAATAGGATGTAATAATGAAATAGTATTATTACCAGAAAAATCATAAAAGTTATTAAATTTATGTTGTTGTATTTCATTAAATGATAAATATTGTTGTTTATAATTATTAGCATTAGAAATATTTAAGTAATTAATATTATTATTAACATAAGTAATATGTTGAGTAAAAAAATTAGGAATATTTTTAAGATAGTCAATAAGATCGTGTGAAATTTTCATATTAGCATCATAATATTCCCAAATAGGTGTTAATACATATAATACATTAGTAATATCATTTAATTTAATTAAATCTTTATCGGTAGTAAAAAATACATTTTCATATAAGCGAAGAGCATAATGAGAATATTTAATATAATCAAGATTTGTATAGGTTAATATATCATAATTAATAGTTTTATTATTAAAAATAGTATTTAAATTATTGATATTGGGTATATTAGATAAAATATTTCGTGTTGTACTACCATATAATGCAGTATTAGAAACGTTTAATAAATTAGTAAATGTTTCTAAATATATTTTATTTGTATTATCAATTAATTCAATTACTTTTTTATAATCAGGATTTTTATCTAATACATCATTAATAATACTAATTGTTTGATCTACAAAAAAATCTCTATAATAACCTTTATTTAAAAATTTACTAGTGAAATTAAATTCATCAAAAGCAGGATTAAATCTTCTTTGAATAATTTCATTAGAATCACAAATAATTGTAGTATTATTTATAAAATCATTTTTATAATAAGGATCAACAGTATCTAATTCTTTTATAAAAAATTGTTGAGTAGAAATAGGTATTAAGAAATTTACTTCATCATCATTTAATGTAATTGTTGAAGTAGAAATAATTTGAAATGGTAAATTATAAAATATAATATTAGATGATGTTATAGATTTTTTAGCATCGTAAAAATTAGAAAAATTATTAAATGATGAATTATTACCCAATATAGCAAATGGTTTATTAAACATAAAATCATTTAAATCTGACATTTTTTTATTATTTGTAAAATTTATATCAGTAGAATGTGAAATAAAATTATATAGATTAGGAACAACATTTTCTATTGGAACCTTCATAATTTGATATGTTATTCCTTTTTTAATTTCATTATTTAATACAAGTGATGATAAATCAGTATCTCTAATTGAATCTGTATATAATATAGTAGTATTATCTAATATAGTATTTAATAAATAAAATATAGTTCCATTTGCTTTTGTACGATAAATATTTCTACCAGTAACTCTAAAATCATGTGATATTGGAACAGTTACTAAAACATTTGAATCTGAAGATAATTCTATTTTATTTAAAATAGAACTATTAGTTTCTTCACTAACTATAAAAGATTCAGAAATATTAATATATGTAATTTTATACTTATATATACCAGATAATATATTTCCAGGTACAATATCTTTTAATCTTGGTTTAACATTAGGTCTTTCAATTGTAGATAAAAATAGATTATTACGAAGAGTATCATCATTAATATTATCTTGAAAATAAGTAGTCGTATTATCTTTAATTTCAATTAATAAATAATAATTTCCAATAATTGTTGTTCTATAAATTCTTCGCGAAGTTACTTGTAAATCAGAAGAAATTGGAATTGTGACTGATACCTTTGATAAAGTATTTAATATTATAACAGAATCACCACTAGCAAATGTTTCTTCTTCAGTATTCCAATTATAATAAGAAACTTTATATAAATGTTTACCAATATTAATATTACCAACTCCAATATATTCAATAATAGGGTTAGTAGCAGGTTTATTAATTAATTGTGAATTAATTTGACGTGATAAATAAAAAAATGGATCACTAAATTCATTTGATTGAATATTAATAATAGAATCATTTTGTGAATCAATAAATTCATTAGAAATATTTTTATATACAGTAGCAATATGAAAAAAAGTACCTTTATTACCTAATATATTAGGAGTATTACGATATATCTTCCATGAATTATATTCATCAATATAAATAGAAGAATCTAACTTTATAATAATTGAATTATTAGGACCAATTAATATAATAGATAATTCATCTGATGGATGTGACTCAATATAAGACTCATTATTATAAAAAGATATTTTATAGGTGTATATATTGGGTGCCATACCAGACCCAGAAACTGTATTAACATTTAAATTAATAATAGAAGATGAAAATGGGATAGTTTGTTTAGAACAAGTTAATTTATAATTTTCTTTAAAATTAATAGGATTAACTAAATACATAAGTTTATTTTTATCTTCAGGTTCATAAAAATCTAGAATTAACTGACCATTATTATTAATAGTATATTCATTATGACTTACTAGATTAAAAGGTAAAATAATTTCTTCAATATAAATCTCATAAATATCATTATAACTAGTTGGTAAACTGATATTATTATTATTAATATCAACGAGACTATATAAAGGTCCATCTTGTATTAATTTAACTAATTGTTTTTGTGTTTTGTCAAGAATAATAGGTGTTTGTTGATTAAATATTTTTAAAGATGGTAAAGCATTATTTTTAATATTGTATTCAAATTCTAAATTATCATCACTAATATAATCTTCATAAATAGTAGTAGTATTATTTTTAATATCAACTAATAAATAAAAATTATTATCATTTGCTTTTGTTTTATATATTTTCCTACCTATAATATTAATATTTTCTGAAATAGGAATATTATAAATATTAACTTTTTGATTTATTTCAACAGTACTTTCAACATAATCACTAACATTAGTTTCTCCATCAGTAGTATAATATGAAACACAATATAAATGATTTCCAGGTGTAACAATATTAATATTACTGGTAGTTAAACTAGAAACAGATAATTTAGAAGGTCTTGGTATTTTAATAATAGATGAATAATAATTAATTGTTAATAATTTAATTGTTTCAGGATTAGAAACAAATGATTCAATAATAATTTGATTATTAACAATATTTAAAATATTAGGTTCATTATTGGAAAATTTATTTAATATCCAATATTTATTTGATTTTATTTTTGGATAATTATCAGCAACTATTACAATTGTACCATCTGGTAATGTTTTAATAAATTTATCATTATAAGTTAAATTATTTGATTTAATAATAAATTTACCAGGAAATAAAGGTGATCCTAAAGGTTTCCAATGATTAGTATCACCTAAATATAATTTATTATCATCAATTATAAATACACCATCTATAACAGTTGATTGTGTTGTTTTTGTATCATCAATTTGTATTGGATCTATATTATTTTCTAAAAATATTAAAATAGGTACATATGTTTCATAAGTTATATTTATACTTAAAATAATATTATTTAGATTTGCAGGTGTATAAATAGAAGAAAAAGACATTGTTTTATCTCCGCTAATTGTAGACAGACTTAAACCAGTAAATGATAAATATAAACATTTATTATCAAATTCACTAATAATAATTTCATATTTAATAGAAGTATATTTAATATAATAATTTTGAATTTGTAATATAACATTACAATTTTTATCATAATAATTATCAAATTTAATATAAATTTTATCATTAGTTGGATCATAATTAAAAATTTTGAAATTAGTTTTATTATAATTATCTAATAGTTCTAATTTTGTAAAATACTTATATTGATAAATATTATTAATACTTAATTTATAAAAATTTTTATTTCCTTGTTCAAATTTAGTATCAAATAAATCATATTTTTGTACATTAAAAATATTTTCTTTAACTTTTTCTAAAGAATTATATTCAATATTCCAATTTCCAATCCAACTATTTTTCCATAACATTTCATAAAAACTTTGTTTATAGTCATCAAATGATAATAAATTAGATGGATAAATAGAATAATAAAAACTTAATTTTCTATCATTTGTGAAATCATAAAGAGCTCCATTACTTTTAATTAATGGATAAGTATCAATATATTTTTTATAAAGTCTATTATAAATAGAATTTTTCCATAATATATAAAAAGATTGAAGAGGTCTATTTAGGTCAATTAAATTAAATGATGATTCAATTATTTTTTCACTAATCAATCCATATATATTTTCAAGATCTATAGGAATTAAATTATTCATTTCATTTTCAGTATCTAACTTTTTATATTCAGAAATTAAATTTGGATATTTAAGTTGTTCAGTATTAGAACAATAAGCATAATTATCATTTTGATATTCTGATAAAACTTTATCATTTTGATATTTTGTTGCTAAATAATGATCATTAAAATTAAGTTGATAATTAGGAATACTATAAAATCTATTAATTATAGTTTTTAATTCATAATATAGTTTTTTTGGATAATCAAATTCTAAACTATTAAATAAATTTCCAATTTGTTTTTCAGCAGTATAATAATTATTTTTAATTGTTTCATAAATTTGATTTTTAATTTGAGAGGAGCCAGTTATTTCAAACATAAATTTAGTTAAATTTTGTTGCCAATCATTTATAAAATTATTATCTAATACTTTAATATTAAAATTAACATCATTTTTATCTAATATATTATATTTTTTCCAAAAAATAAAAATTAAATTAGATGGCCCGTATAACATATTAAAAATCAATAAAATTAATTTTGAATTATATGTTAATATATTATTTTTATAATCATCAAAATTTAAAAAATTATCTATACAATATTTATATGATGTATCCATATCATATGTACTAATGGTATTAATTGTTCGTTCAAAATTATCAAAATAATCAAAATATCTTTCAGTTTCTGTTTTATATATATATTCTAAACTATTATTTTGTTCAATATATTCAGAAAAATCATAATATTCTAAATATCTTGCTGAAAAATTTTTAGATCTATATAAATAAAATATCTGATTTTTTAATTTATCATACAAAGAAGTATATTCACCTGTTACAGTTACTAAATTATTAAATAAATTAATATCATTAAATGTTGATATAAAATTTAACCAAAATTGTTCAAAAAAATTTGAATATATTCTTAATATACTTATTATAGATGAATATTTATTATCTTGAATTTGATAATATTTAAGATGTTGACCATAATTTGTTATTTTAATATATTCAGGAAGTAAATTTTGTTCTAATTTATATGAATCAATTAAATAAATAATTTCATTAAATGCTGATAATTTAAATAAATCTTCAGGTACTATATACCAACTATCATTAAAACTTAAATAAAATATTAAACAATTTGAATTACCATAAGTTACATTTAATTCATTAATATTATAACCCAAATCAACTTCTTGTTGTTTGTCAAATGATTTTATAATTTCAAAATAAGGAATTTTTAATTTAAAATACTGATTATATAATAAATCACCATTTTTTTCAAGAATTTTTGATGATGATTTACCAAATTCTAAATTACCTAAATATCTTTCATTTTGACAAATTGAAAACTGTGTATGTTGTTTATACACAGTTTTGAAAAAAGTAATTTCTGGGTTTCCAATAAGGGGTGAATCTTGGATACCAGTCGTTACTAATTGTATTAATCCTCCAGTCATTATTAGGTGAAAATAGAAAATAATCTTTAATTATATATTTAATATAAATATATTAAATGTATTATTATATAATAAATGAATAGATATTTTCTAAAGGTTATACTTCTTAAAGATTGTAAATATTCTATAGCTGCTCATAAATTACTACAAGATAATAATATACCATGTGATATTACATGGGTTGATCATAATAATAAAGATCTATACAAAACAGAAAATATTAATACTTTTCCACAAATTTATTTTAAAAAAGTTGGATCAAATGGAAATTTATTATTAGGAGGATATGATGATTTATCTAGTAGTTTTTCATATTTTTTTAAAAATAAAATAAGTGAAGAGAATATTAATTTATGGATGAATAAATATAAATGGTCAAGAAAATCAACATTAAGATTAATTCAACTTATTAATTAAAAATAAAGCTCCCATTTTTATAAATTCCTATTTGATTTAAATTTACATCATATATAATACCTTTTTCTTTAGCTTCATAGTAATAGTTTACTCCATTAATATCTATTTTATCTAATAAATCTTCTTCTATTATTTGACTAGTTTCTATAATTATCTCTTCTTTTACTATTTGACTTAATTCTTTTGATTTTAAATATTTAGTTTTAATTTTATCAAAATCTAAATCTTCACCTTCACAAATATTAATTAATAGTTGAATTTTTTCATCTATTATATTCTTTTGATATTCTAATTTTATTTTTTTAAGTTGATTTTGCAATTTTTCATCCAACTCATTGATTGAATCAACAAATATATCATGTACTCCTTTTAATTCCTTTAATTTTTTCATTAATATAATATTTAATAATTATAAAAATACTCATTTTTCAATTTTTTTGTAAATTAAATTAGTTTAGATTTTGAGAATGAATCCAACAATATTTTTTGTTTTTGTGATTTAAATTCATATACACGGCGGTTCTCTGACAATGAATGCACTTGTCTATCGTGTTTGTTTGTATTAAACTTATTGAATAGTTTGTTATGTTGATTGGTTCTTTGTTTATTAAGCATGTTATTATTTGAAATAGTTTGTTTATTTGGACAATGTTTATATTTATTACTTGAATCTTTTTTTGGGATATTTCTAAAATTATCTCTTGAATTTTGGTTATCTGTATCTCTCTTGTATTCATTAGTATTATTACATTTATTTATTTTATTTATATTATTATTCAATTTTTTATCATATAATATTAATTCATCTAAATTATCATCTAATATTAATTCATCTAAATTATCATCTAATATTAGATCATCTAAATTATCATCTAATATTAGATCATCTAAATTATCATCTAAATTATTGGTATAATTGATTGTTTCAGCACAATCAATTATATTATTATTTAACCAATAATCTTGAATATAATTATTATTAATATTAAGCATTATATTTAATATAAATATTTAATTTAAATAAAAATCAATTTTTAATATAAATTAAATATTTATATATTTTTTAGATAATTCATAACCAACAAATACCCCGCCATGTAATGGCATCGCACGAAGAAGAGCTAAATTGAATCCTTTATAATAATTAAAAAATCCTTTAATTATATTATTTGAATTATTATTTATTTTCCAGATATTTTTAATAATATCTGTTAGTGTTAAATTATTATTTAATGATTGATAATTTGTTTTTACTAAATCACTTGGATAGATAAATAACCAGGCAGAAAATCCAGATAAACTTCCAAATATAAAAGTTTTATTAAGATTTTTAGACTGATTAAAATTATTTGATAAATAATTATATGTTGTAAAATATATTCCAAAACCAGGAGTTTCTCTAAAAATAGTTGGAATAAAACCTTTATACAAATCTTTTAGATAAAATCTTTTATTCATTTTTAATTCATTATTTTGAAAATTAATTTTGAGTTTATCAACTGGTGTTACAATTAAAGTACACATAAAACCACCAATTATACCACTGCAAAAATTATTTAATCCATATGATTTTGATTTCTCATAAAAACCAAATACAATACTTTTTTCTAACATAATACCAACTAATGGCGGAGTTATACCTGAATATAATTTACCAATTTTAATTGCTTCTTTAATCGTCCTTACTGAATTAGTTTGAATACGTGTTTTTATAGTATCAAATGGATGAGACATTAAAATACCAACCCCTCCACCAAATAAACCATGAATAAAATCATTTGAAGTCATTAACTAATTGAAAATTGATTATTAAGTTATTAATAATCAATTTTTATATAAAATAAAATAATTTAACCTGGTGGATGCATATAAGTTGTATATATATAATTTGGATACGTATAACTTGGATGTATATAACCTGGATACATATAAATTGGATGTATCCAAGGTTGATACATATAAGCCAGTCGCATGTCATATATAGGTGGTTGTTGCATTACCGCATTAATATTAATAATAGGTGATGGAATAGGTGGTTGTTGCATTACTACATTAATATTAATAATAGGTGATGGAATAGGTGGTTGTTGCATTACCACACTAATATTAATAATAGGTGATGGAATAGGTGGTTCAATAGGATATGTAACTAAAAATTTAATTAATTTAATAAGATCTCTAATTCTAATAACAACAACATATTTACCAGCTATATCAACTGATTTAGTTCTATTTCTAATAATAATATCACTTGGATTATTAAAGATGATCCATGACATTACTTTAAATTTTTTATTATCATATTTACTATTTTTATTTTTATTTTTAATAGGTTGAGATTTTTTGATAGTATCAAGTTCAATAATTTGTACACAGGTTGTAATATCTCCAAAAATGAATTTTCTAGTTTTAAATTTGCCATCATGTGTATTAATTCCAATTTCTTCTGCAGTTTCCCGAATACTTGTAGTTTTAAATTCATTTGTTTTACATTTATATTTAGATAAATTTTGACATGATCCAGTAACAGCAAGTTGAAAATCGGTTATTATATCATCTTTAGTATATGCTGGAAGAATAACAAATTTTTCTTCTAATCCTATAAACATAGTACATATTTCATCAATATCACTTGGATGAATATAAAAAGTGGTACTTATTGGTAGTTCTTTAAAATCAAATGACTGTAACATTTTAGATTCTTCTTTATGAATAAAAACATCACCTAAATTAAGTTTTCTAATAATTTCATCAGTAATAATTTTTTTTAAGAATAAATTATTTGCCATAATATTTAATTTATTTAATCAAACTTCTAATATAGATTATATCAATTATTTATTTTTCAATTTTTTAAAGAAAAAGTTTTTAAATTATATTTTTTTAATACCAGTAGCCAATAATAATCTTGTACAACTAACTCCTCTTTTTGCACAATCACAAATAGCATTTTGTTCAACATGTACAGTTGCTTAATAGAAATATGTTTACATGTAAAATTCTATTATCTTTATAAAAAAATATTCATTAAAAATATAATTAATAAATATAAATAATTTAACATTCAATTTTTATTTAAAAGATTCAAAAATATTATATTTAATAAATGTTTTTAGTAGATAAATATTATAATGATTCCAAATATATAACATATCATCAGACAATAATTAATAAAATTCTAGATAGTTTTAATGTACATAATGAAATATATTCAAATATAGAATCAATAATAAAACTACCAAATAATGAATTTGAAAAAATAATAAATAATTTGGAATATGGGACTTGGAAATATTCAAATTTTCAACACTTAATAATTTATGGTCCAAATGGTTGTGGAAAAGAAAATTTAGTAAATAAATTATTAGAAAAAATTTATGGTAGATCAAGTGTAGAATTAAAAGATGTAGAATATACAGTATCAGGTTATTCAAGTACAAAAACTAAAATAATGATAAAACAATCAAAATATCATATAATAATTGAACCGAATTCTAATGGATTTGATAAATATTTAATTCAAGAAATAATACAAGATTATGCTAAATCAGAATTATTAAATATATTAAAACATCGTAAATTATTTAAAATAGTAGTAATAAATAAAGTAGATAATTTATCTTATTATGCACAAGCATCATTAAGAAGAACAATGGAAAAATATTCAGATACATGTAAATTTATTTTAATATCAGATCAATTATCAAAAATAACAGAACCAATAAGATCTCGTTGTCTTTTAGTTAGGATATCATTACCATCAGATTCAGATATACTAGAAACTTTATTATATATTTGTCATAAAGAGAATATAAATATAAGTTGGACTAGTTTAAACCAAATAATAAAATTATCAGATAATAAAATAAATAATGCAATTTGGTTATTAGAAATGGAGAAATATGGAATAAATTATAGTAAAAACTGGGAATTAATAATTAATAATATTGTAAATATGATATTAGAACCAAATATAAAAAATAATAAAAAATTATATAGTATAATAAAAAAAATAAGAGATCAATTTTATATTTTATTTATAACTAATATACCAACTCAATTAATAATAAGAAAAATAATAAAAAAATTATTAGAAAAAATAGATGATCTTAAATTAAAATATTATATAATTGATATAACCTCAATATTTGAACAAAGATTAAGTCAAGGAACTCGTCATATAATTCATATTGAAGCATTTGTAACAAGATTAATATATTTATTTACAACCTATAAAGAACAAAATAATTATAATTATAATTATAATTTAGATGTTCTTGAAATATAAAAATTCTAGTTTATATTAATAATTATGGAAGAAATAAATTATGATTTAGAAGATAAAATTAATATAATTTACGAATATGTATATAATTTGAATTCAAATAACTGTTTTTCTCTAAATAAATTAACACTTGGTAAAATAGCAATAGATGATATTAAAATATCATTTCCCTCAGAAGATGAAAAAGATACCGAATTTTATAAGAAAAATGAAATGGATATTTTAAATGGAAAATTTAAATTTCTATCATTTAATGAAACCAAAATACAATTATTATTTAAGAGATATTCAAATATATTTCCAGTTACTATAAAAATACAATTTTATAAAGATAGTAAAAAAATAAATAATATGGATAATGATATTAATAATGATTCTTTATTTTCATATATTTTAAGTCAACTAGTTTTAACAAAAAAAACTAGTCATATTTTATTACCTGTAATGAATTTGGATGTTAATTTTTCAGATATAGAATATTTAACTCATAATAATATATCAAATTCATTTATTAAAAATGCAATATTAAATGGTAATATAAGTGATAAATGTTGTTTACAATTACGAGAATATTTTTTCAAAACAATGAATTTAAAAGAATATTTATCAGATCATACATGTTCTTATAAAGGATTAATATTTCAAGTTATTCATACTTTAGCAATAATTCAAAAAGAATTTCATAATTTTAGACATAATAACTTAATATTAGAAAATATATTAGTTTATCTTAAGAAAGAGTCAGATACAACAACTGAATATGATGGATTTAAAAATGATAAATTTTATGTACCAAGTATAGGGATTGATATAAAAATAGGAAATTTTGAAAATGCTGTTATTCCAAAATTTCATGGTTTATTTAATGAAAAGAAAGCAAATATAAAATTTGCACACGAACCTAATTCATATTATGATATATATATATTTCTGAATGATTTATTACTAATTAAAAATGATTTTGATTCCGAAACAAATAAATTTTTAGATAAAATAATCCCTCCACATATTAGAGGTTTAAAAAAGTTTAATAAAAACATGATAATTGCGAATCCTATTGAATTATTATATGATAGTTATTTTAATGAATATCATATAAAATCAAATAAAAATATAGTAAATAATAATATTATTAATAATCAGTATTATACAGGTAATACTATAAATACTTATATGGATTCAGATAACTATTCAATATTAGGAAACCAAAATAAAATAAAATCTAATTATAATATAATGAATAAAAAAAATTCAAGAACAATTAATAGAAACCAAGACACCGAATATACAATATTTAGAAAATATAATGGAGAATTATTAGATAAAAAACCTATTAAAAATAATTTAGATAAAAATAAAGTAAATGAATCAAAATTAAAAGGTGGTAGTATGGAAAAATTACCCTATAGAAGTGAAAAAAATACTCCTTTTTTATCAAATGATCAACGTAATACTTTTAAAAAACGTTCAACGGAAAATCCACCTCCAAGAGAACCACCTATTATATTAGAACAAAAAGTTTATGATACTTCACAAAGACCCCCAGTTAAACCCCAATTTCCACCAACATTTATACCCTTATATGATCCTGAAAGTCAAATGATGAATCATATAATGCCATATTCAAATAGAGTACTTAATCAACCTCCTGTACAAAAAGTATATAATGTTAGTTTATCTAATCCATTACAAGGATTTACATCAATAAATAGAATTTATGAAGATATGTTACCTGGAGGTGATTTAGTTACATATTCAGCACTAACAATTTATCAACGTAGATATTTAATTGATTTTATGCGTAATAGTATTTTAGAAAATTGTGATGGTGAAGAAATGTCAGCAGTTGGAAGTAATAAATCTTTATTAGAATATATTAAAATAATGGAAATAAATCCATATAGTATTAAAAGAAATCCTTATTTAGATTTACCTAAAAATTTTTTAATTTATAGAGCTGGATATCCTATTAGATATGATACTAAAACAAAAGTTATTGAATTAGGTAAACAAGCAATGGGTCTAAATATACGTATGTATATGATGTCATTAGGTGATTTAAGATGTAAAACAATAAATAATCTAATAAATGCTGATAATTTTGATTTATGGAGAGAAATAAAATACTATGATTGGGTTAAAAATAATATTATTAAAAATAAAGTATCACCAAACTTTATTTCACCAATTTTATATAAAATTGATTCACAATCAAAAATAGATTGGACACAATTAGATTTATTAAAAAATAATGAATCTACAAATGAATTAATTGAAAATCAACGTCAAATTAATAAGAAACATCAATTAGATAAACAATTAGGATTATTCCAATCTTTATTACCATTACAATTTAGAAAACATAATTCACTAATAAATAATTCTTCAAAAGATACACAATTAAAACCTGAAAATAAAGAAGATTTAACAATAAATTCAGGTAAAGTTTTAGTTTTAATAACAGAAGCACCTACTACAACTATAGTTCAATGGTCTTCATCTATTTATGAAACATTTGGATCTGTTAAAAAAATGATAAGTACTGGTTTTCATACTCCAGATGTTTGGAAATCTATTTTATTTCAATTAGTATACGCTTGTTCAATTTTACAATCTAAACAAATATTTATGGAAAAATTTTCTCTTGAAAATAATATTTATATAAAAGATATTTTTTCAGATACTAATGTTATAGGCTCGTGGATATACAAAGTAGACAGTATAGAATATTATATCCCAAATTACGGGTATATATTAATGGTAGATTCAAAATATGCAGATATTGAATTAAATAGTAGTTTATTAAAAATAAATAAACCTAATAATATTATAAAATATAAATTATATAGTAAAACATTATTCAATGAAAATTCTATTTATAATAACATAGATTTATCTAATCATATTTTAATACAATTTAAACAAATGATTGATCCAGATAATTTTAATCAGAACTTTAAAGCAAAAGGAGGATCTATTCCTGATAGTAGTATATTAGATTTATTAAAAAAAATGCATGATGATACACTAGTAACAAATATAAAAGATTTTATACCAAAATATTTTGGTAATTTTGTTCATAATAGAGTAGGTACATTATTAACAAACACAGAAAAAGAAAATATTAATCTAATGTCAAGACCGAATTTTATAAAAGGTAATTTAATGATTTGGCAAAAAAGATATCAAGAATATGAATGGGTTATTTATTTAGCAGATTCTTCTCTTGGTGAAAATATGAAAAAAATATTAATTAAAGATGCATCCAATAATTATATTGAAGAAGAAGTATTTATTGCTACATTATTTTCATATCCATCAAATGAAAAAATATATCCAGAAAGTTCAAAAAATATGCGATATGATGAATCACATATATATGAAACCTATAATTTAGATAATTTAGTTAATTAAAAATATTTTATTTAGTTTAATAGAGTAAATTATTTCTCTATTAAATTAATATGGTTACAAACAAACCAAGATTTACATTAATTGATGTACCAAGTGCTTTTTTTTGTGATAATCCAAAAGCTAATCTTGCTAGAAATGAATTGATTAAAAATCAAGTAAGAATTAGTGAATGTGAACAAGGTGATTTAGAAGATACATTTTTCTCAGATGAAAATATTAGTTTAATTAATAAACATTTAATAATGCTTATATTTAAAAAAACAAAGGGTCAAATTAAAATTAGTGAACAATCTAAAGAAAGTTTAATTATTGTAATGAGATATATTTTCTTAGAATATGCAAGACATTTACCTTATGATATAGCTAGTCAAGTTAGAGAACTGAATTGTCGTATTGTTAGTGAAGTTGTACCTAAAATTATAACTGAAGCAACTCAACGGATCACATATTTAGATGAGCTAAATAAACCAAGACAACTAATTCCATTACCTACTAATGTGCATAAAAATAATCGTAATCTCCAATCAACTAGTTCAATATTTAATAAAAATAATTAAAATTATATCATTTTAATATTTAATAAAAATAATTAAAATTCTATCATTTTAATATTTTGAATATATTTTTTAACTCTATCATGATCTTCTTTTTCACCTATTTTTGGAAAAATAAAATCTTGAGGATATTTTTTTATTGATTCATCATATAATAAATCAACTATTATATGATAATTATTTTTATAATTTATTTCATCTAATATTTTATAATTTAAATTAGTTAAGCCATTTGTTTTATAATTTTTATAATTAATATTTTTCTCCCATACAGAACTCTCACGTTGTCCTTTCAATTCTTTTAATTTTATATCAATACTTTTGGTACTACCTTGAATTTCTTCTATATCCATAACACTACCAAACTTATTATAATATAATGGTTTATTAATATCATATAATCTTAATAATAAATTATTATCTTCTCCTTGCCAACCATAAAAATTATTTGGATATCCATTTAATTCCTCAAAAACTGATTTAGTACAAGATATTATACCTCCTGCAAATGGTAATATTTCTTTTTTATTTTCATATCTTGTTCCACGAATTGCTAAGGCATTTAGAGAATCTGATATTTTAAAAAAATAATCTATTAAATTACTATCAGGAATCATATCAATATCTGTAAATATATAATTATCAAATCGTTTTTTTATTTTATTATTTAAATAATCAAAACCGATGTTTTTTAATTTTCCAATATTAAATTGATTATCTTTAGACTGTTCAATAATTATAATATTATAATTACATAATTGGTAAAGCATTTTATTCATCCAATATAAAAATGTTCTTTTTTGTTCTAACCTACTATTATTAATATCATTACGATAAACAGTTATAATAGCTATATTTTCAGAATATTTTTTAAAATTTAAATTATTAAATTGAATTTTATATAATACATTTTGCATATAATCAAATATACCATCTTTTTCAAGATATTTTTTATAAAAATTATATCCATTGTTTGCAATAATTTTACATTTATCATCATTATTTATACACCATTTTATTTTTTCAATTAAATCATCTAAATTTTGATTAATAGGTACATAATGTTCAAATGGTTTTAATAAATATGAAAACCATAAATAATATTTTGATTTAGGTATTAATAAAACTGATTTTAATGAAAATTCATGTCCTAATCTAAAAGCAGCTACATGTCCATCTAAATTTAAAATATATTTATAACTAGCTTTTTCATTTAATGTCATAAAATTTGATTTTGTAAATGAAGGATTTATTAATGTTAATGGCTTATTTAATTTTTTCTTTAATTTTCTATTAAATGAAGTAATACCTGCATCTAAATATTTAGGATTTTCTCGTGATAATATGGTAGCTTTAATTCTTGGATTATTATCATTAATTTCACAACCTGTAGCACTACCTCTAAAAACTGCCTTATTTTTCTTATTTTCCCAATTATCTATATCAATATTATTTAAATAACCATTTTTACAATCATCTGGATATATATTTTTACTAACTCGTAACCAATCATCTTGTGTTATTAATGGAATATCAGCAGTATCTTTTGATGGACCAACTGAAAAAATAGGTGCATATTTATCAAATTTATATTTACTATCTAAATCTCTATCAATAATACTTGTATAACTATCTTTTAAATTTTTATTCAGAATAGGATGATCTCTTAAATTTAAAAAAAATATACTATCTGGTAATTTTCTATTTTTACATAATTTTCTTAAAAAATGTTCATATAAAACAACCGATTTATCACCTTCATATTTTTCATATCTAAAAAAACAATCATTCGCAACCCATTGACTTCTATCTAAAAAAATATTATCTGTTTTTAATCTAAATTTATTAAAATATAATTGCACATTATGTTTTAATTGTTTTAAAATTTCATTATCTTTTGTTTTTTTATATTTATCTAATAATTTTTTATCATTTTCATCAAAATATAATTCTGTATAAAAATCATTTTTGTAGTTGTATTTTGAAAAAGGTAAAAATATAACTAATTTATTATTTTTAATACCCACTAATACTCCCTTTTTCATCTTGTCTAACATATAAATCATTGTATTTTTTATTGATTGAAAATCAGTTTTAAATTTATCCCATATTTCTAAAGGTGTATTATACCAAATATTAGTAGTTGGACTTATATTTCTAATTTTATTAAATATTGTTCTAATATAAATAAATCCATATCTTTCAATATCATTTATATCACTTGCATGATAAAGTAATTGATTAAAATTTGTATGTTTTGGATTAGTTTGGTCCCATTTAATTGTTTTTAAACATTCTTCCTGATTTTTAAAAATATATCTTCTTTTTGTAAATTTACTTGTTTCATATACAAGTTTATTATTATTTATATTTATATTTAACCAATCAATAAAAGTTTTCAAATCATATTCTTTTTTATAAATTGGTAAATATTCTCTCGGTATATTTTTTATTGTTTCCCAATAATATTCTAGTTTAATTATATTATAATCAAACATTGAAACATAAAATTTTATATAATTAACTGAAAAATTTAATTTATTATATATATCATTTTTAATTAATTCATTATCACAAATAATCACATTTTTTTTTATTATAATTTTTTTAAATGATTTATTATTTCTTAATTCATAATTAATATATTTATTTATAAAATACATTTTATTATATAATATTATTTATAAATTAAAGTGTTAATTTATAAATAATAAGTGTTGTATTAGATTAATCTCTACATAATACACATCTAACAGAGTTTGAAATCATATTTTGATGAGAAAAATATATTCGTGGTATTGCACCATATAATTTATTTGATAATAATAAGTTTTTTAGTCTTTGTTTGTTTGCTTCATTTTTAAAAATATTTATAGATGGTAGTAATCTATCTAAAAATGATTTAACAATTTTTCTTCGATCACTTGGTATAGATGGAACTGCTAATTGACTAACATACTCACTTGTATATTTATTTATGCCAAAACTGTTCATATCATTTATAATTATGTCAATATCATTAATTATAAGTGGTGGTTTATAAATATATTTAATTTTATTTTCTTCATAATCATTCTCAATTATTTTTTTATTTTCACTTAAAAAAATAACAAAATCTATTAATTTAGAATTTACCAATAATTGTTTATCAGATTGATAGTGATCTGATGTATAGTCTTCATCATTAAAATAAAAATTATCTGCTTTTGTTTGTTGGAAATTATAAATATCACCAGAATAAATAGAATCTTTACCCATAAAAATTCTATAAAATAATGTTTTATACATAACTCCATCTACAGTAAATACTGAGTCATCTTCCAATTTCATTTTATCAAAATCAAAATATTTTGTAATACATGCATATATTTTTTTTAATAAAATTAAATTATAAAAAGGTTTCTTTGTTCTAATAAATTTAATTTTGGAATATTTATTTATTCCATTTCCTTCTTTATCTTTATAAAATAATATATCTAATAGTGGTTCATGTTGATCTTCTTCAGCTGGAGAATATTCAGATAATCTATTAGTTAGTCCAATATCACTCGTTAATATAATTGCTTGGCTTATATCATTATCATAACTTCTTGATTCTCTAACATAAAAATCCATTTCAATAAGTGATTCAGATTTAGTTTCCGAAACACCCTCATATTTTTCTTCTAATGCACTTAGTGAGAATATAAATTTAATTTTATCATTAGGTTTAAGAGTATTTATATTTATTTTAGGTTCTTGTCCACATAGTGTTAAATCATATGACTGTTCACCACCTTTCATATTTTTTTTTAAGAGTAAATATTTTTGTTTATATTTTAAATATTTTTGTTTATATTTAGGTTCCATATATATATATTTATAAATTAATTTAAATTAGTCTTGATATATTACTGTACTAATATAATCATCAAATGTTTCACGTCGTCTAATTAATATAAAATTATTAGTTGTAATATCAATTAATACTTCAGGAGCTCTTAATTTGCCATTATATTGGAATCCCATAGAATGACAGTGTGCTCCGGTATCCCATATTATAAATATATCATTAGGATAGGCTTGGGGTAATAATCTATTTTTGGCGAACCAATCATTATTTTCACATAATGTACCAACAACATTAACTTCTTTTAAATTATCATTATTTTCTTTTTCTAAAATGGATATATAATGATAACTATTATACATTCCTGGTCTCATTAAATTACTCATACAAGCATCTAATCCATAAAATGTTTTTCCATATAATTCTTTAACATTATTACATTTAGTTAAAAGATATCCATATGGTCCAGTAATAAATCTACCATTTTCCATATATACATCAGGAATAACTAAATTATATATTAATGAATTTTCTCTAATTTTATTTCCAATTATTTGTGCTAAATTTTCAATATTAATATGAATTCCTGTTTTATAATCTAATCCAATACCGCCTCCCAAATTAACATATTTAATAGTAATATTTTGATTATTTAATTCAATTAATAATTCAAATAATTTATCAATTAATTCAATCCAATATTCTAATTGTAAAATATTAGATCCAGTCATCATATGAATTCCTAATTCTTCAGTACCTAAAGATAATGCCAATTTACAAGCACTACATATAGTATTAAAGTCCATTCCAAATTTAGCATTAGGTCCTCCTAATATATTAGATTTTGTTTCAGAGTCTGAATGACCAATACCTGGATTAAATCTTAAAAATAATTTTGATGGTAGTTTATTTTCATATTGAAATAAATTATTAATTAAACTATAATTATCTAAGTTAATAATTACTTTTTGATCAATTGCTGCTTTTAAATCATCGTTGGATGTAAAATTTGAGGTGAACATAATAGAATCTCCTGAAACTCCAATCATTTTAGCTAATTGTAATTCAGATAAACTAGAACAATCTAATCCCATACCTAAATTAACTAATAATTTTAAGATAGTAGGATTAGGTAGAGCTTTAACAGCAAAAAATTGTTTAAATCCTGGAACATATTTTTTAAATATTTCCATAAAATTAATAGCATTTAATTTCATATTATATTCATCATATATTTGTAGTGGGGTACCATATAAATCTAATAAATTATTAATTAATTCAGTATCAAAAGGGACTATTTTTATATTATTCATTAGATAAACAGAGATAAATAATTGAAATAATTTTATTCAATTTTAATTAATAGTAAATTAAAATTGAATTAAATTTAATACATCACTTCATTATTGGATAAAGTTGCAGTATTTTCATACATAAATATAATACCGCGTTTACGAGCCATAGTAGTAAATGAATAAGATACTTCAGAACTGGGAGGACCATGAAGTTGAGAAACAGGTTGACGAGTGACAATTCTATTATCAATTTCAATTGCATCAGTAACACCAAGAGGGTCATACTGAAAGTATTCATTTTGAAATAATTGATTCTGAAGATTAGCATGAAGCATAAAGATAGCAGAAGATCCAACTACAATATTATTTTCAGCTGCATTACGGTTAACTTCAGCTAAAACGACAGAACGAAGTTGGTAAGTATCTCCGCGAATTTTAATAGTATCTTCAAAGTTAACTTCACGATCATTAATACGTTCAAAACCAGATACAGTAGCTGGTAATCTGGCAATATTAAAAGGCTGCATATCATTAAAACGTAGAATATTAGCACGTCTATCAACAAAAAAGAATAATACACCACGGGAATAAATTAAAGAAGTCTGACGAGGAACAATAGTACCATTTTCTAAAAAGAATTGATGCTGTTCAAGTGCATCAGATAAACTAATTGGGGTATCCTCATTCATAGAAGGAGGTAGTCTTAAGTTAATCATAGGAACAGCAGTAACAACTGGACCAACATTTTGTTGATAAGGATTAATATTAATTACTTGATAAACAGGAGTTGTAGATACAACAGTAGGACGGAAAGAAAATGCAGATAAAAGTCTTTTTAAGATAGTACCATCATAACGTCCATAAACTAAATCAGGGTTATCTTGTTTATTAAGTCTACAAACATCAACCGCTCCAATAAATTCACGGAATGTTGAATTATAGTATTGACCATTACGTAAGTTTAATACACAGTTCCATAATTGATTCTGAAGTTGGGCACGATTAAGAAGATCAGCCATAGGAGAACGATTATCACAAACAACATCATTAGGATCTTGAGTTAAAGCATAAAATAATTCATAATCAGGACGATTACTTAATGATTCAGCATTATAACGAGCTTTAACAATTCCTCCAATATTAGAATATAAGAAATGATTTTCAAGAATAGAAATTTTAGGTAAAAACATTGCTGCAATAACAGGGTGAATAGAATCACCTGGACGATGACCAAGGTCACGAGCAAAAGTACCAGTTAAAGCTTCAAAGTCACAATCTCTATACTGCATAGACTGGAGTAAAACTTGAGCATGTAAATGTCTAGAACTAGCAAATAATCTAAGAATTTCTTGTAAAACTTTATATTGATTATCATCTAATTTTGTATTAAAACCCTGGAAATCAACATTAATAGAACCTAAAACTTTCATTAAATTAGTATAAGGGCTAATAACATCTGGAGATTTAAGTCCCACTAATTCCTGTTCATAAATACGCTGAAATTCAGCAAATTCTTCTTCAGATAAATTATGTTTGACTTTAAATAATCGTGCTTTTTCTAAAAGAATATGAAAAGGATAATTTTCATTACTATATTTCTCACGAATTAACTGAGCAAACTTTTTTGCTTTTTTACTAATCATTGCATGTTTTTCTAAATAAGCTTTCTGAATATTTTCAACTAAATCAGCATCATCATATTTCTGTCTTAATTTTAGAAAATCAGCAGATGAAATTTTATTATTATTTTTACGGAATAGTTTCTTAACTTCATCTTCTATAGATGAACCCGCACTCTCATTATGGGTAGGACGATTTCGTTGATTATTTTTGACATCAGAGGAATCCATTTATATATAATAAGAATTAGAAAATTATTTTTTTAAATTTTTAAAGATTTTTAAATATAAATATATAAATTTTGCTTTATAGCAAGTTTAAAATAATTTTCTAATTCTTATTATATAATGTTAAGTAAATCAAATATTGTGGCAATTATTAATTCATTAGAAAGAAAAAATGGTTTATCAAGTTCTATTAATGATAATATTATTGATTTAGGTCGTACAGCAACTAATGTTTTTATTCAAGAAAATACAGTAATAGAAGGCCGTCTTACTGGTATATCATCATTATTTATTAGTGGTAATTCTCAATTACAAGGTGCTACTACAATTCTTTCAACATTAAATGTTTCTGGAATTAGTACAATTAATAATACTCTTAATGCAATGGAAGTAAAACAACAATATCAATCAAGTCCAATATCATTTGCATTATTAGTACCAACAGGTTCAGTAATGAGTTATGCTGGTTCTTCTGCACCAAATGGATGGTTATTATGTGATGGTTCTGCCATTTCACGAGCAACATATTCTATATTATTTGGTATAATTTCTACAATTTATGGTGTTGGTGATGGATCAACTACATTTAACTTACCAAACTTTCAAGGACGAGTTCCTGTTGGTAAAGATACTTCTCAAACTGAATTTGATACTTTAGGTGAAACAGGAGGTGAAAAAAATCATACTCTTATTACCTCTGAAATGCCTTCACATATTCATACAATTAATGATCCTGGACATTCACATTCATATATAAATAATGTAAATGATCAAAGTACTGATAATGCTTTTGGAACACAGGCTGCAGCAGATGAGACGGATTTAAGTCAAACAACTGGTGTAAATACAACTAGTATTTCAATAAATGCAACAGGTGGAGGAGCTGCTCATAATAATTTACAACCTTATATTGTACTTAATTATATTATTAAATTTTAAATATAACTTTATTATATGATAATTAATATCAAAAAGTCCTTCTTATAGGGTTTGCTTTATAAGATGAAGATGAGTCTGATAAATCTTTAATAGAAACAGTAGGTAGTCATTCACATATAGTATATGCTAGTATTGATGGATAATATAATTATTAATTAATAACTAATTTATTTGATATATTACAACCATACAAAGTAATTAATTACATAATAAAATATTAAATATAATTATAAAGATAAATTATTAATTATTGATAATAATGAATAATTTATCTAATAAAGCAAATGATTTATGGATAAATAAATATAAGCCAAATAATATAAATCAAATTGTGGGAAATTTACAACAAATAAATAATTTTAAAGATTGGATAACAAATTTATCAATTAATAAAAATCAAGGAATTATTATTTCTGGAAATCAAGGATTAGGAAAAACATTAACAATTAAATTGATTTTAGAAGATTTGGGATATATTCCTAGAATTATAAATCCAAATGAAATAAAAGATCATCGTATTTATGATGATTTTAATGATTATTATAATTTCACTAATTCAATATATTCAAAAATAGATTTTTCAAATTTAAAAAATAATAAGATAGCCTTAATATTTGATGAAACTGAAAATATTACATTAAATAGTGAAAAAAAATATATAATGGATATTTATAAAAATAATAATAAATTAAAAAGTTTTCCGTTAATATTTATATCAAATAATCAACATTCAAAATTATTGAATGATTTAAAAAAGGGTTGTCGTGAAATTATATTTATAATACCAACAATTACAGAATTAATACAATTAATAAAATCAATTAGTTTAATGGAAAAATTAACTTGGGAATCTGATTTATTAATTGAAAAACTAATAAAATTTTCTCAAAATGATATAAGAAGATTAATAAATTTATTACAAGAATTATCTTATCATTTAATTAATGGAAAAATTACAGAAGAAAATATTACAGAATTTATCCAAAAATCTCGTGAGAAAAATGTAGATATTGGTTTATTTGAATCAACTGAGAGAATATTAAATAATTATTTAGATTATGAAACAATAATTAAGTTATATGAATCAGAAAAAGTATTATTACCATTAATGATTCATGAAAATTATCTTAAAAAAGTGTTAAATAAAACTAAAGATTCTTGGCAAAATATAATTGAGACTGTTGTAAAAATATCAGATTCAATATCCCGAGGTGATAATATAGAAACTAGTATATATACTGATCAAAATTGGTATCTTCAAAATATTCATGGTTTTTATACATGTTTAAATACATCATTTTGGATAAATAAATCTAAATCAAATTATAAAATAAATATAGATGAATTAAAGTTTAGTTCTGATTTAAATAAAACCTCATTAAAAAATATTAATAGAAAAAATATCTTTAATTTATCTAAAATAATAAATAATAAGTCAAATCAAGAAGTCTTAATGTTAAATAGAATTTGTAATCATTTAATTCATGAAAATAAAGAAAATGAATTAATTAAGATATTACATGGATATAATAAAGATATTTCAATTAAAGAAATAGAACTTTGTCTAAAAATTGATAAAACTACGGAATTTAATATACTAGCATCAAAAGATAAGAAACGTATTATAAAACTTATCAAAAATTAAAATCTAGAGTTAATTAATTATGAATCATATTTTATATAATATATCACTTATAATTCTTAGTATAGGAATTATTATGATAACTATATATATTACTAAGGCTTCTTCATTTAATTTTATGACAAATGATAAAATATTATTAATGAAACAAAATTTAAGAAGAAAAGAACCTGTTCGTGAGATTTATGATTATAAAATCTCAAAAGAATATGAAAAAATGTTTTTACAACCTTCAATTTGGTTTGGTTATCAAGATTTTGATCCAGAATATAAAACAGAAAAATTATATATTAAAAATATTTAAAGAATATTTTATATAATAGTCTAATGTCAACAATGGATTTTTTAACTGAAGATACAATGAACCCTTCAAATCAAAAGTTTATTTGTATTAGTTTTTTAACTGATCAAACTAATAAAACTACATTATCGGGAATTAAAGTTCGTGGAGCATTTGCAACTTATGAAGATGCATGTGCACATGCTAAAAAACTTCAATCTGCAGATGAATATTTTAATGTATTTGTAGGTGAAATGGGTAAATGGTTACCTTTTGATCCAAATCCTGATTCACAAACAGTAAAAGATTCAGAATATGCAAATGAACAATTAAATACTATGATGAAATCATATATGGAAAATCAAGAAAAAGCAAAAGTTTATCATGAACAAAGAAAAAATGAATTAGTTAGAAAAAATATAATGGAAAATTTAGATACAAGACATGAAAATCTTAAAGAAATTAAGAAGAAAATGAAAAAGGCCAAAACACCGCAAGATCAAGAAAGTTTATCTAAGAGTATGGAAGAAATTGAAAAACAAATAGTAAAAATGACAGAGAAAAAGACAGACTTAGATAGTCAAATTGAATCTCTTGGAAGTCAATTAAAAGGATTTGGTGAAATGAAATTAGATCCACCCAAGCTTTTATAAAAAAATATTTAATTAAATTTTATAAAAATTTAATTATTTAATTTCACAATATTTAATCTAATAGAGTTTCTTTTTTTAGAATATAAACTTTCAGGATCAAATATTTCTAATCTTCTATTCCAATTAGAATCATATGCCTCTTCATGATATTTTCTAAATTTGTTACATCCAACTTTAAATGATGGAACTATTTTGGCTTTATACCAAAAAACTTTATCAGTAATATTTTTACTATGAACTCTATTATTAATAACCATCATACCATAGTTTTCAGTTAAATCTGAAAAAACTTGTTGAAAAATATCAAATGTTTGAAACATACCAGCATAATGTTCATATAGTTTTTTTCTATTATTAATTGTATCTTCAGCTAATAAAAATATATAATCAAAATTAGATCTCATTTCGGGTGGTATACCTACCGCATATTGCATTGTTAAAATAAATGATAAATGATGATGCCGACCATTAAAAAATAGTTCAGCAATATTTGGATCTTTAAGCCATCTTTTATCAGCCATACAATCATCCATTATTAACATGATTGAATCATCTTTTGGTTTTTTCCCATCTTTAATTCTTTTTTTATTATCTTCATTCATACGTGATTGTCTTTCATAAATTCTTGCAAGTATATCTGTAGTATATTCTGAATAAATATATGAATCTGGAATAAAATCAGTATAAAATCCATTTAATTTTTCAGTTCTACTAATTGCAACAGCTCCTGCAAGTTGTCTTTTTTGAAACATAATTTCTCTTGTTAAAAAGGACTTTCCAGTTGCACGTTTAGCAATCATTGCAATTGTACAATGATCAACCATTTCATGAATATTAAATTTTTTAATTGGTAATCTTGTTGCGCCAAATCCTACTTCTTTTATTGTCATATTATATTAAAAAAGAAAAAAATTAAAAATCAGGTAAATCTGTATATATTTGTTGTTCTGAAATATCTTTATTAAACCAAGATAATTTATTATTTAAACTATTGGTGTGTATAAATGATTTAGCTAATGAATCATATTTATTTTGGTTATTTTCACAATTAAAACCTATTAATGTTGGAATATTTAATATAAATCCAATAATTGAGGAAACTAATAATGGAAATTTATATATATCATAAAAAGTTTTACGTATTCTATTATGTTTTTTATCATCTACATTTTGAAACCATAAAATTATTAAGAAAATGGAACCAATTATTAAAAATTGTTTTAGAATTAATTTCATTAAATTATCTAAGAAAATAAATAGTTTGTAAAAATATTAAATAAATTTAAATGAAAAAAATTCTCATTTAAATATAATGAAAGATATTGTGCAAAATAATATTTCAAAATTAATCAAATTAATTAAATATATTTTAATTGGTCTTATTGTTATTCTATCTACTACATATATTCCTGATACTAAATTACAATCTAAAGAAATTATGATGATCGGAGCTACATCATCTATAGCATTTGCTATATTAGATATGATATCACCTACTATTATTATCAAAAAAATTGATTCTAAAAAACAAAAAGTATTAGTAGAAGCATAATTGAATATATTTACAATTGTTCTAGAAAATTTTATTAATTAAAATTGTAAATAATTATTAAAAAATTTCTTTTTATTTATCATATTGGGAGTATCATTATTTGATTTCTTTGATGGTATTAATGAATTTGAAAAAATTTCTTGATATTTATTATCATTTTCTTCTTGACTATAATTTAAACTTGTTTCAAGATCTGAATCTGTTGCTAGATCTCTTTGTAAAACTTTTTTTATTTTATCATCAATAGTCTCTTGTTTACTTTCTGAATGTGGTTCTATTTTAGTTAGTTTTTTTATTTCTGAAATTATTAATGGTGTTGAATCAGATTGACTCTCAGAATTATTTAATGAATTATTATGATTAATTATATTTAATATTTTAGAACCTATAGTTTTCTCTTCAGAAGTTGATTTTTCTATAATATCATTTAGTTGGTCATTAATCATTTGTATATTAATATCATTCACTTTTGTTTCATTTACTTTTATTTCATTATTTGGTTGAGGTGTAAGTGTAATTATAACTTTATCATTTAAGTCTAGTTGTAATGGATGATCAAATTCTTCATTATTAGCTAAATCTTTTTGAATAATTTTAGTTAAATTACGTTCTTCAGCATCAGTCATTGCTTTTTCAAAATGTTCATCATTATCAACTTCTATTTCTTCACCTAAATAAATCTTTAGAATATGTTTAACAGGTAATAATTTACGGAGAGATTCTTTGATTGCATCTTTAATAATAATCATACAATCTCTTTGATTACGTTTTATTTCAATTGGTGGATAATTATGATATAATAAATATGGATTATTCCATAATTCACGAGCACATTCTATATAGACTCTATGAATAAAATCAGTAGTTTTTATATTTTGATATAATAATGGATTAATTTTAGTCTGCGATTTACATGTTGGATTATACATTAATACTATCAAATTAGATTTAATAGTCGCTTTTATTAAATCATTTAACCATCCATAACTATGAGACGAGTTAATAATTCTTTCTGTTTCTCTTTCAATAATATCTTGATTCCATTGGGGAATTGCTTTTAGAAATGATTGAAAAATCTTTAAAATATTATTATTTTTTGATATATTAAGTGATTGTTTATAAACAGATTGTAATCCTTCTAAAATTAAAGGAGTTAATATATTCGTTAAATGTGATGTATATTCATTTTTTGTTTCTACTAAGACATTAAACATATTTATCTATTATTTTAAATTAGATAATTTTTAATTAATATAAGTAAAATACGTTTGTTTACAAATCCTATAAATATTTTATATATTTAATTTTTAATTAGTACATATATTAGTACTTGCATTATTACTTCTATTAGCTAAATAATTAAAATCATCTTTAGTTACACATAAACATCCACTTCCTGAACCTAAATTACAAGTTAAATT